TCCCAAACCTGTGGAAAACCCTGTGGAAAACTCCCCCAAACATGACCCGTATCGCAGCATATAATAGGAAACATGACAACCCACACAAACACCACAATCACCGTATACGAACCCAACACCCCCACACCCATCACAGACGCCACAAACACAAACAACCCAACCCTCATACGCCAAGCCCTCGCACACAAAATCGCCACCGTCATAGACGACCCCAGAACAGGCGACACAGCACTCACAAAACTCACAGCGCAACTCATACAAATCACAGACCAACTCGCCACCACACAAAACGAAAACACACAAACACACACCACCAACAATCCGGACGAAACACAAACCTGGGACGGCATCTAAAAATGAGCGAAAAACACCTAAGCGAAATCGCCGCCCACCTCACCCTCCCAGAAAACATCACACACACCGCCTGGCCGCCAGTCCAACGCCGCCTCCAAGAAATGCAATACCCCCTCGACATATGGCAACAAGACTGGCTCAAAGCAATCCTCGCAAAAAGAAAAGACGGCCACTACGCCGCCAGCATCGACGGAATCCAAGCCAGCATCCCCAGACAGGTCGGCAAAACATACACAATCGGCGGCCTCACATTCGCACTCGCCACAATCCACCCCAGCTACTTCGTACTCTGGACCGCACACAGAACACGCACCGCAGACGAAACATTCAACGACATGAAAGGCATGGCACAAATACCCGACATCGCCCCATACGTCAACAAAATACGACAAGCAAACGGGCAACAAGCCATCCTCTTCAACAACGGATCCCGCATTCTCTTCGGCGCCCGCGAAGGAGGATTCGGACGCGGATTCCACGGCGTAGACATGATCCTCTTCGACGAAGCCCAGATCCTCGGCGCCGCCGCACTAGACGACATGATCCCCGCCACAAACACCGCCCCGGACCCGCTCATCATCAAAATCGGAACACCACCAAAACCGAAAGACCCGTCCGAGGCATTCAGTGAATTCCGAAACCTCGCCCTGCAAGGCGAAATAAAAGACGGCCTCTACCTCGAGCTAGCCGCCGACTACGACGCCAACAGCGACGACAGGAAACAATGGGAAAAAGCAAACCCATCATACCCGCGTCGCACACCCGAATCCGCCATTCTAAGAATGCGCCGGCAGCTCGGGGAAGAATCATTCCGCCGTGAAGGCCTCGGAATATGGGACCGCGCCAACGACAGGCTCGCAATCGACCCAGTCGCCTGGAATACCGCCACAATACGGCCAGAAAACACTCCGACAGGTATGCGCTGGTGTGCTGCGATCCGATTCGCACCCGACGGATCAACCTGCGCCCTAGCCAGGGCGGGACACAAAACCAACACACCCACACACGTAGAACTATGCACACACCAAGGCGTCCGCCGTATGAGCGAGGGCACACAATGGATCGTCGACTACATTGCGGACACCAGGGACAGGTGGGCGCAAATCATCGTAGACGGAAAATACGGTGCCGGCGACACAATCGAAAGACTAAGAGCAATCGGAGTACGCCCCCAAGTCATCATCACCCCCACAATCACACAAATCATAGACGCTTACAGTATGCTAGACGCCTCACTACGCGAAAACACAATCACCCATTTGGACGACATGCAATTGCGAACCGAGGCAGCGTCGGCGACGCCACGCCCAATCGGAACATCCGGAGGATGGGCGCTACAGGCACCTCCCGGCGCCACCGTAGCCGGCCTAGAAGCATGCACGCTCGCAATGTGGGCGGCACGCACAACAAAAAGACGACCCCGTTACAAGCCTTATGATAAAATCGAAAACGCCAATAGTAATACTGGACGTGGCGGCGGAGTATTGTTCCTATGACTGAAATTTATCCTGACGACGGACGACTCGTCAACGCTACACCCGCACCCACACACATTTCCGGACTCACCGACGACGACAAGGTAACATTCCTGCAACTGTGGCAGAAATGGCAGCAGCACGCGAACAAAAACAAGCTGCTCTCCGTCTACTACGACGGCCACCGCGCTTTCCAGGACCTCGGTATCAGTATTCCGCCGCAAATGACGCGCACCAAAGCCGCACTTGGGTGGCCTCAGAAAGTCGTCACCATGCTCGCCCGCAGGCACGTGTTCGAGGGCTACTCCCTGAACGGGGCACCCGACGCTTTCGAAGCAAACGAAATACTATCCGCAAACAATTATGACCTTGATCTCGCCCAGGCAATAACGTCAGCGTACAAACATTCTTTCTCACTACTCACAGTGACCCGGGGGGATGAGACTATCGGTGAGCCGCCTGTCGTCGTGCAGGCCCGTGACGCAGAATGGTCCGCCGCACTATGGGACACCAGGCGCCGCATAATCGAAGCAGCTCTCACAATCGACCAGACCGACAAATACGGGCAACCAGCAGGCGCCATCATGCACACACCCACCGCCATTTGGCGAATCGACGCCAAAGAGAACGGCGGCGGATGGAAGGCTGAAAAGCTCGGAGACACGCCCAACCGCATTTTCGTCGAAGCACTCTGCTACGACCCGCAGCTGAACCGCCCGCTGGGGCACTCACGAATCACCCGTGAAGTAAGATACCTCACGGACGCGGCGGTGAGGACAATGGTCCGCGCAGAAACCTCCGCAGAATTCTTCTCCTCACCACAGCGCTACGTGCTCGGCGCAGAAAGAGCAGACTTCGCCGGCCAAGACCGCTGGTCCGCAATCATGGCCCGCGTCCAAGTCCTGGAACCGAACGAGAATGGCGACATCCCCAGCGTTGGGCAATTCTCACAAATGACCATGAGCCCTCACCTGGAAATGTACCGTCAGCTGGCGCAGAACTTGTGCGCGGCCACAAACCTCCCCCAGTCCGCTATCGGAGTATTCGCGGAGAACCCCGCCTCGGCCGAGGCGATGCAGGCGGCTGAGGCGGCGCTCGCGGACGAAGCCGAGTACCAATGGCGCATTTTCACCGCCCCGTTGCGGCGCACGCTGCAGAACATTATTATGGTCCGGGACAAACTCGACGAGCCGCCGCAGGAGTCGTGGAAGACCTCGGTGAAGTGGACCCCCGCCCGCTATTCCTCGCCCTCGTCTGCCGCCGACTTCGCAGTCAAAATGGTGTCCGCGTTCCCGTCATTGCAGGAGTCGCAGACTCTCATGCGGCGTGCCGGACTCACCGAGGATGATCTCGCAGATATTAACGCCGAGAACCGTAAAAAGAATGCGGTGTCGTTGCTTGATCGCGCTCTCGCCGCCACGAACAACGAGAACGCTGTGGACGAGAATGGCAAGAACGGCGAGAACGGCGACGCAGCCAACAATAATGGTGGTGACAATACTGACAACGCCAGCAACAGCAATGGCAGCAATGGCAGCAACCTGGGCCTTAATAACGCGCCCAATACAATGAACCGGGTTAAGCGCAACATTAAACTGCCCGGCGGCACCAAAACACCAATAAACTAACACTCACTATGCTGTCAACTGCAGAAATCGGGGCGTACGGGCGAGCAATAGACTCACTCGTCACACTCGCCCAAAATGATCTACACACACTCTGGTCTCGCGCCGCTAGACAACGCCCCGAACAAGCGCGCGATCTTCTGCTCGAAATCATGCCAGCCCTCGTAGACCAATACGGTAGTGCTGCCGCCGCAATCGCCGACGAATGGTACCGAGACATGCGTCTAGACCAGGACATTCCAGGCGACGCCCCCACGGTACAAACACCACTCACACCACAGGGTGAAATAGACGACAGTGTTAGATTCAGTGCCGGAGCACTATATGCTGGGAACCCCGACATCGCCCTATCCTATTTGACCGGGGCGCTCATCCGATACGTCAGCGACGGCGCCCGCTCGCAAATCGCAGACATGACATGGGCAGACCCGGAAGCCATGGGCTGGGAAAGACGAACACGCAACCCACAAGCCTGTAATTTCTGCGTCATGCTCACAATGAACGAATGCTACTACCGAAGCCATGGGACCGCGTCATTCGGGGCGCACGACAATTGTAAATGTGTCGCAGTCCCCGCATGGGACCCAACCTCCCGCGAAGTTCCCGCGAAAGCATACGCGCTCGCAGCAAGACACAAAACCGAAAAAGGCCGCAAACGCCACCGTGAACTCGTCTCATCATGGATAGACACACACCAGGAAGAGCTCGCAGAATGGCGCACTAGGCCAATCGAATGATTGTGCTACAATGCATAAACAAAGGCCACTGAAGGACGGCTGCAAAGCCAAAAAGCAGTTGCCTGAAGCATTACAATAACCGCACGGTCAAAATATAGGAAACGCCCAATGAGCGATAACGCCGCAAGCGACACGTCAGCCGACAACAGCACCACTAACGGCGACAATGCCCCCAAGAACGAGGACAACGCTGCTAGTAAGCCTGAAATCGACTGGAAGAGCGAATCCCGGAAGTGGGAGAATCGCGCCAAGGAGAACAGGCGTGCTGCCAACGAACGGGACGAGCTCGCCAAGGCCATCGGCGACAAAGACGCCACAATCGAAGCCCTAAAGGCCAAGGTGGCAGATTTCGAAACCGCCGCCAAAGTCCGCGAATGGTCCGCTAACGCGGCCGCAGAGCACGGTATCAGCGCCGATTTGATCCGAGGAACCACCGAGGATGAAATCAACGCTCACGCCGCCGCAATCGCCAAAGCACTGCACGACGCCAAGCCGTCCGTTGCCCCCGTGGTGCCTCAGGCCGGAGCCACGCCCGACAATGACGGCGGCAATCTTGCGGAATTCGCTCGGAACGTTTTCGCCGGCGACTAAAACGCCCCCCGCAATTCCAAAAGTAAGATACTAGAAAGAAACGGAAACCAACAAAAATGGCCGTGTTTGATTCAAGCAAGGCGAAGGTCCTCATGCCTCGGCAGATCGCCGATGGCATCATCACTCGCACCCAGACTCTCTCCACCGTCGCCAAGCTCAACGGCGGAATCCCCATGACCTTCGGCGACGTGGACATTATCACTTTCGATAATTTCCCGCGCGCCGAGTTCGTTGACGAAGGCGCCGAAAAGGCGCCCACCTCCGGTGAATTCGGCTATGTGACCGCTAAGCCGCACAAGGCCCAGGTCACTATGCGTTTCAACGAGGAGGTCCAGTGGGCCGATGAGGACTATCAGCTGGACGTCCTCAACCAGCTCGCGCAGAAGGGCAGTGAGGCGCTTTCCCGCGCCCTCGACCTCGGCCTTTACCACCGTGTTAACCCGCTGACCGGTGCCGTTATCGACGCGTGGACCAACTACCTGACCTCCACCACCAAGAATGTTGAGGTCGGCACTACGGAGATGGACCAGGCGATTCGTCAGGCCGCCGGTCTGCTCATTAACGACAACGCTAATCCGATCACCCCCACTGGTCTTGCGCTCGCCCCGTCCGCCGTTTGGGCGCTCGGTAGCCTCCAGACCAAGAATGCTGACGGGTCGCCTTCGGGTACGCCGCGTTACCCGCAGATCGGCCTCGGTGTCGACATTGACAACTTCATGGGGCTTCCTGCCGCTGCTGGAAACACGGTTGCTGGCAAGCCCGAGGCGACCGCCGCCACCAATGTCGAGGGCATTGTCGGTGATTTCGTCGACGGTATTCGCTGGGGAATTCAGCGGTCCCTGCCGCTTGAGATCATCCGTTTTGGTGACCCGGATGGTCAGGGCGACCTGAAGCGCAGGAACCAGATTGCTTTGCGTCTTGAGATTCTGTACGCCTGGTATGTTTTCTCGGACAAGTTCACGACGATTAAGACCAAGGCCGGCGCCTGATAAAATTGCCGTAAAGAAACAACAACCCATCCAAAACAAAACTTCCTTAGAGGCGATTTCGGAAATGCGATCCTACAAGCACCGAGACCACGACATTGTGATCCATCTCGCAGACGACCACAATGTGGCGCTAGGAGACGAATACGTCGAAATCACCACTGGGAATGATGACGCTGGCGGGGCAGACGAGCCCACCCCCTCATCTTCCTCCTCTCGTACTGCCCCGCTAGCAGCCGCCCCTCGTCGTGGACGAGGCCGCCCCAGAAAGACTGCCAAGTGATCCCTGACGACATTATTCCGTTCGCCACGGTCGAAGACCTGGAGGCCAGGTGGCGGGCGCTTTCGGACAATGAGCGTATTCGCGCTGACGTGCTCCTCGCTGACGCGACCGATCTCATCGTGTCGAAATGCCCCCGATGGGAATCCGCTACCCCTCGCACACGGAAGCGTGTAGCGTGCGCCGTGGTACGCCGTGCAATGCAGGGCGGCGATGCTATCGGCGGTGTCACAGACAGTGGTGGCGGAATCTACTCCGAACCCCACGGGATTATCGCGTCAGAATCACACACGACCGGTCCATTTAGTGACCAGTTCACGTATCAGAATCCCGAGGGCGGCCTCTACCTGAAACGCGAAGAAAAAGACGCCCTTGGAGGCTCCGGCGGCGCGTTCGAGGTAGACCTCCTGCAGGATTATGATGTGCGATCCGTTACTGATCAGCTGATCGAAGACATTAACGCGATTAGCGGGCAGGAACCCTAATGCTGTCCGGATATGTGCCCGTTACGCGGCGTAGGAGAGGCCCGGCGTCGAAAGACCAGTACGGTAACCCGGTGCCGGGGCAGTGGGAGAACGTTTCCTTGCCGCCCGCGGTGTTTGCGCCGGCTACGTCTACTGAGCCGATCAGTGCTGGGGCAATGCCCGTCACCGTGCCCGCCGCCCTTTACTGGCGGAATACCACAATCGACGTGACCGCAGAAGACCATCTTATTGTAGACGGCATAGAATACCGTGTCGAGGGCCGCCCTTCCCCCTACCCCAAGGGAATGGTCGTGCAGATTCGCGCCAACGAAGACAAGGTGAGCGAATAATGCCGAAAGTAAAATTCCAGCTCAACAGGGACGGTGTCGCCGATCTTCTGCGCGGCCCCGACGTAGCCCGAACCGTCGCATTGGAGACAGGGCGCGTAGCCAACGCTGCCGGGCGAGGGTTCGAGGGCGAGACGACGCACGGAAATCGAACCCGCGGATACGTCAGGGCACGCACCATCCCCGCAATGCGCAGACAGATGAGAGAGCACACGTTGGAGCGTGCGATCGGCCTCACAATGGGTGGCGGGAAATGAGTCCAACATACGATCGCGCCCCCGTAGTGCCGGACATAAAGAAACGGCTCATGGACTTCCTGTCCACGCATGTGAGTGTGCCGGTCGTGGCCCGCAGGCCCGAGAGCCCGGAGCGTCCCGCCGCATTCATTCGAGTCCTCTCTACAGGGGGTACTGGTGTTACGCAGAAAGCTCTCTGCACCGCTCTGGAGACGATCGACGCTTATGCGCAGTCGTCGGGTGAGGCGATGAAAATCGCGTGCGAGGCTGTGAATGTGGCGCACACTATGCCGAACTATCGGGATGGTATAGTGATGGTACAATCATCCTATCCGATAGAAATGCCCGATCCGGACACGTCTCAGGCGAGGGCGACTGCAACATTAACAATTACAGCACGCAGGTGAACAAATAATGGCTGTTAACGCTGACAATGCACTCATTTTCTCGTCCGACAATGACGCGCTCTGGCTGGGCGACTACGTCGAGAAGTTTGGCGAGAAGGTCACGTCACTCACCCAGGACCTCTCCGGTGTGACCGGTCTCACCAACGTGGGGTGGATTAGCGAGGACGGATTCAAGCTTACGTCCGACGACTCCGTCACCAAGATTAAGGGGCACCAGGGGCACGGCGTTGTCAAGACATTCCTCGATTCCTCGGAGACGACTTTCAGTGCCACTCTCCTGGAGACGAAGCTCGCCCCGCTCTCATGGTATCTTGACGCCACCAGTGAGAAGGTTGAGGACGGCGGCGCCACCAAGGGCGTGAAGATCACCGCCAAGTCGTCTCGTAAGGTTAAGCTTCTCTGCGGCGTCGCCGATTTCTTCGACGTTTCCGGTGTGGGCGCGCAGATTCGTATCGTTTTCCCGCGTCTGGAGCTCGGTGAGCGCGGCGAGATCACTTTCCAGCAGGCTGAGATCACCGGCTACGAGTACAACCTCTCCGTGCTGGGCGACTACATTATCTACTCCGACCACAAGGCCCTGTTCCCCGCCTGATAAATGATGCTTCCCCGCTATTTCGTGTTTCGGATGGGTTGTCGCGGAATAGCGGGGAAGAACCAAAACAAATACAACCCACCCACTTTATAAAACAATTTTGAGGACAACCCATTATGTCTGACAAGGACACGAAGAGCAAGGCAAAGGCCGCCGGAGCTAAGACGCCGGCTGACAGGCTCGCCAAAGCAGAAGCCACGCGCGACCCGATTCACGTGGACTACAAGGGAATCGAATTCGACATTCCCCCGGAGGCCCTGGAAGACTTCCGCGCATTCGAGGCCCTCGACGCCGGCAATCCGTTCCCGCTTTTCCGCCTCATCGTAGGCGACCACAAAGACGAGGTCTACTCTGCCCTGGAGGACGAGAACGGTCGCGTTCCGATCGACGCGGTGACCGACTTCATGCAGTCAATCGTGTCCGAGGTGGGCGCGGGAAACTGACGATTCTCCCACCACTACTCCGCGAGTATGGGTGGGAGATAGAAGCCGACCTGCAACGATACTACAACACAGATCTCCTCGACCTATATCGAGGCAGAATAACACCCAGGCGGGTAATGGCACTCATCGGCGGCCTCCCGCCGGGTTCCACGTTCGATAGGGCGCGAGGCGGAGACAGATACTGGTCCGACGAAGTAGCCGCCACAATAATGTCAGCACACAATATACAGACCACGCTGCTCGCCGTCAACGGTGTCAAGAAAGACAAATGGCCCGAAGCGCCGAAACCTCCTGCCGAAGGGTATCGGGAAACCGGTAACCCCAGAGTGTCAAGCAAGCACGCTAAGGCGCAGAAAGCTAAGGGTGAGAAATGGCTTGCCCGATACGGCGGCTGAGCTGCATTTCTGTTGGATAGTGTAAAATGGTTCACGCCAAGACAAACACGAAAAACGGTTTGATTGGCGTGAACCATTTTCGCTACACATGATTTCGGAGAGGTATCGATGGCCGGATATGATCTCGGGACCGCATGGATTCAGATCAGCCCGTCCGTGCGAGGCCTCGCCCGAAATATCAATAATGAAATCGGCAACGTCGACACGGGGCCGGCCGAGAGAAAGATCACGTCCGGTTTGGGTGGTGCGTTCAAGTCGGTAGCGAAAGTCGCCGGCGCTGCGCTCGGGGGACTCGCCATCGGCGGCATTGCGGTTGCGTTCGGCGGCGTCGCAAAAGAGGCGTTCAATGCGGCCGACGCCACAATCAAATTCAAACAAACGCTCGCGTTCGCCGGTAAAAGCGCGGACGAAATCAACGCGCTCACAAAAAGCACACGCTCCTACGCCGACCGTACGATTTACGAGCTTGACGATATTCAGTCCATTACTGCGCAGCTCGCATCCAATGGCGTAAAGGGCTACGATAAGCTCGCCGAGGCCGCCGGTAACCTGAACGCCGTTGCAGGCGGAAATGCGCAGACGTTCAAAACGGTCGGCCTCGTTATGACGCAGACCGCGGGCGCTGGAAAACTCACCACCGAGAACTGGAACCAGCTTTCCGATGCGATTCCTGGCGCGTCCGGTAAATTGCAGGAGGCCATGAAAAAGAATGGCGCCTACACCGGCAATTTCCGGGAAGCCATGGAAAAGGGGGAGATCACCGCCGAGGAATTCAACCAAGCAATCCTCGACCTCGGTATGGAGGACGTGGCCATTGAGGCTGCCACGTCTACCAAAACCTTGGAGGGTGCTTGGGGGAATTTCAAAGCGACCCTTGTGACCGGGGCGCAGGAAATCGCCGAAAAAGCACTCCCATGGATCACCGCGTCCCTTGACGCCATGAGCAAAGGGTTTGAGAAAGTATTCAACTGGGTGAGTAATTCATTCATCCCTAGTATTACGAATGCTTTCAACGTTATCCGCAAGGGTGATTTTACCGGCCCGATCTTCTCATTCGAAGAAGATTCTAGCTTTGTTGATTTCCTTTTCCGTATGCGTGACGCTGCCGCTGCCGCGGGGGAATGGATCAACAAAACGCTCGTCCCGTCGTTGAAGAACCTTAAAGATCTGCTCATGTCCGGTGATTTCACGGGTACGATTTTCGGATTCGACAAAGATTCCGGAATCATCTCCTACATCACCAATGTTCGCAACAGCTTCGTCGAGCTCGGCAAATTCATTGTCGGAACGCTCGTCCCTGGTATTGCTACTGCTCTCAGCACCATCGCGAACAGCAGCCTCGTCCAATTCATGGAGAATTTGACCGTCGCTATTCTCAATAGTAAAGTGGCGGTTTACAGTATCGCGGCTGCGTTTACGGCATGGAAAGCTGTCATGGTCATGTCTTCAATGCAGCAATGGCTGAACGATATGGAAGGCGTAGCCGGTGTCGCCGGGCGTGTCACTACGGCCATTAACGCAATGACCGTGGCGAAAGTCAGAGACGTAGTCGAGACCGCGCAGCTCAACCTCATGTACGCCGGCGAATTCCTGTCGAATATCGCGCGAGCAACGACGCAGATCACGATGCAGGCGGTTGCGTGGGGCAGGGCCACGGCAATGATGGTCCTCCACAAGACGGCGACAATCGCCTCGACTGCGGCGCAGTGGGCATTCAACGCTGCAATGGACGCTAACCCTATCGGCCTCGTCGTGATCGCTATCGCGGCACTGGTCGCGGCAATTATTGTGGCATGGCAGAACTCCGAAACATTCCGCAACGTCGTCATTTCCTGTTGGGAAGCAATCAAAACGGCCGCCGGGGCCGTGGCCGATTGGTTCGCCGCTAACGTATGGCCTCTCATGCAAGTCGCCTGGGACGGGATTGTGGCAGGCGCCCAGTGGATGTGGGGCGTCATGGTATCCGTCTGGCAGGGAATGCAACCTGTAATTCAGGCGGTCATTGATTGGATAGTCGGCACCGCGTGGCCCGCACTTCAGGCAGCTTGGGACGGGATCGTCGCCGGCGCCCAATGGGTATGGAACGGCATCGTCGGCGCATGGCAGGGAATACAGCCCGTCATTCAAGCCGTCGTTGATTGGATCGTGAATACCGCGTGGCCCAACCTTCAGGCCGCTTGGGATGGCATTTCTGCGGGCGCAATGATCGTCTGGAACGGAATGGTTGCCGCATGGCAAGGGATCAGCGACATAATCCGGCCTGTCGTCGATTGGATTGTTAACGTAGCTGCCCTGTACCTCACTACAGCATGGGACGCTATCAGCTGGGGCGTGAGCGCACTTTGGTCCACGATTCAGTGGGCGTGGGACGCTATTTGGGCGGCAATCATGCCCGTCGCCACACAAATCTACAACGATATCTGGCCCATGATGGTGGGCGCGTTTAATGCGATTAAAGACACCGCATCCATGATGTGGGCTGATATTCAGATCGCATGGACCGCCATTCAAACCGCAATTCAGCCCGTCGCGGATTGGATTTACAACACAGTCTGGCCGTGGGTGGTAGGTGCGTTTAACGCGATCAAGGATACGGCCGCTAACATGTGGTCTAATATTCAGGTCGCATGGGCCGCGATTCAGGCTGCTATGCAGCCGGTAGTTGAATGGATCTATTACACGGCGTGGCCTTGGGTGGTCGATACTTTCAATACGATCAAAGACGCCGCCTCTAATCTTTGGGGCACGGTTCAGGCCGCTTGGACCTCCATTCAAGCTGCTATGCAGCCAGTGGTCGAATGGATCTACTACACGGCGTGGCCCTGGGTCGTCGACACGTTCAACACGATCAAAGACACCGCCTCTGCTCTCTGGGGCACCATATCAGCGGCATGGAACGGCATTTGGGCCACTATTCAACCTGTCGTTGATTGGATCTACAATATTGCATGGCCGTGGGTCGTCGGCGCATTCAACGCAATCAAAGACACCGCCTCCATAATGTGGGGTTCACTATCGGCGACATGGAATGGCATTTGGGCAGTAATGCAGCCTGTGGTGAATTGGATTCAAACCTACGCCGCACCCGTTATTAGTGTGGCCTGGGAGATAATCTCTACGGGTGCGAAAATTCTGGGCGGAATCATTGCGTTTGTATTCGCGTCCATCATTGCTGCGGTCACTATGGGTGTCGCCGTAATTCAAGGTGCAGCCACTACGATCAGCGCCGCCTGGAATACTGTTGTTTCGTGGACCAGCTGGCTGAAAAACATGGTCGTCTCCGCGTGGAACATTCTGAAAGGCGAAATCCAAATCGTTAAAGATTGGATCGCCAACACACTCGTCCCCGCAATTACAAGCGCATGGGACAGGGTCGTGGCCGCCGCAAACACCATGAAAGACGGGGTTAGGACGGCATGGGACAAAATCAAGGAAGCCGCAGCCAAACCCGTTAACTTCGTTATCGGCACAGTCTACAATAACGGGCTGCGGAAACTCGTAAACGGAATGATGGAGAAACTCTCCCTCGATCTTCGGCTTCCCGAGGCTCCCACGATTGGCGGTTACGCGTCAGGTGGTGTTCTGCCCGGATACTCTCCGGGCCGTGACATTTACCATTTCGTATCACCCGATGGTGGCGGCCGGCTCGCGCTTTCCGGCGGAGAAGCAATCATGCGCCCCGAATGGGTGAAAGCCGTAGGCGGCCCGGCAATGGTGAATGCCATGAACCGCGCCGCCGCGCACGGGGACCGGATTCCCGGCGGCGACGCCGGCTATGCCGCATTCGCCCCGGGCGGTATTTGGGACCCCGTCAAATCAACTGTAGAAAAGGGCGCGTCCGCTGCCCTTAATTGGATTACCGGCGCGGCCGACGCAGTATCCTCGATCTTCTCCGACCCGATCGGAGCCGTCGAGACTGTTATCAAGGCCCCGGTTCATAAGCTCCTCGATTCATGGGGCGGCGACGGCGCAAAACCATTCTTCGACGCCGGAAAAGCGGGCGTTGATAAAACCATTGATGCGCTCGGCGATTGGATTAAAGATCACATGCCCGTGGTCAGTGGATTCGGTGGTGGAATCGGTGCTATTGGTGCCGCCGCCGGCGACCTCGTGAACGCGGCGCGACGGGCTATCGGTACACCGTATGTTTGGGGCGGCGTCTCCCCGGGCGGTGGACTCGACTGTTCAGGTCTTGTCTATTGGGCGCTCAACGCCATGGGTGTTCACGTGCCGCGTCTCACAGCAGCCGGATATCAGGCAATGTCATCGCCCGGTAATCCCATGGTTCCGGGAACGCTTCTGTTCTGGGGTTATCCGGCTCACCACGTTGCTATCGCCTCCGGTAACGGGATGATGGTTGAGGCGCCGACCTTCGGTATTCCGGTGCGTGAGGTTCCGATTTATGGTGGGCCGTCCGCGGGAAATCTCCGCTACGACAATGGTGGATTCCTGCAGCCCGGCCTCTCAACAATCGAGAATAAGACTGGCCGCCCGGAGCCCGTTTTCACGTCAGCCCAGTGGGAGAAAATGGATAAGCTTATCAGTCTTCTGGAGAATCGTGCGCTCGGCCCTGACGTGCTCGAAATTCGAGACGTGGACAATGATCTTGTCGGTCGCATGCAAGTAGAGGCAACAACGGCCATAGTAGACTATGACCGAATGAACCGATAAACCATTATGACGGAAAGCACAAAATAATGCCGATTACGGGATGGATTGCTACACACACTGGGCTACCGTCAATAATGGCCACAGGCAAGGAGCCCGTCTATGCGGGGGACCGTCTTTTCGCCGTGCCTGGGATGGCTCGCGACAAAAGACCTCTCACCGGGCGTGCGAAAATGATTCGCGAGCTCGAGGGCCCCAAGCTCACCGAGCCGGTGACAATGATCCTCTCAGACGCATACGCCGTGCCGGGCACCACAATCAAATACACTCAGGGCGATTCTTCGGTCACGTTGACTCGCCCCGAGGTGGAGTGGTGGCGCGGCATGGTGAGCGGCCTCAACGGACGCACCGTACCCGGGCTCATCTGGGAGGAGGCCCAGGATAAAAGAGAATGGTCATCCCCAATTTCGAGATATAACTCACTTATCGCCAGGTGGCCGATGCTAGAAGTAGCTCGCACGGGAGGCGGACAATTCGTCCTAGACGACCCGTCCCATGTTAACGATGTTTGGGAAATTCTGCAGAAGCGGGAGCCGCTTATTCTCACGCCCGGTGCCCCCGCCGACGTTCTACCGTCACGATTCATCACCGCAGACAAGGCCGACAGCGCCAGGATTACGGGAGACGGTATCATTAGGTGGAACGTGAAATGGCATGAGCTCCCCGAAGATTCACCGATGCTTGTCGGCCCTCACGCCGGCTGGGGGGCAGCGCCTTGTGTCACTTGGGGTGAATGGCGTGAAGTCGACAAGGTTTGGAAATCGCGCACATATATTGAGATTTGCAAAATGATTGCGGGAATGCCATGAGAAACGGCCCCACGCTAGCCGCCCTTTCAGACGGCCTCAGCATCGGCGCAAGAATCGATATCATCCGAGGCGGCGAAGTCCTCAAAACGGGAATACCCGCATCCGAAGTAAAGGTCGAATGGTCCTCGACGAACCGCCAGGTTCCGGGCGCCTTGTCCTATTCTTGCCCAATGTCTTGGGTTCCGGAATGGCCGTTGGACGCTCTCAACAATTTCGGACAGCGTTCCATGGTGACCGCGCTTTATGAGAATCGGCGTGGCGATTACTGGGAAATTCCGCTCGGCGAATTCGTCAACATGGAATGGTCCGTGTCGAAAGAAAAAGTTAATGTTTCCTGTAAAGATTTGACGCAGATTCTTGCTGATAATCCGAGGCCGTGGCCGTCCTCCCCCGCAGCTGGCGCCACCCTGCTCTCCGAAGCCAACGAGCTCGCCGAATACGTGCGCGTAAAATTGGAGGACGACGTATGGGACGCGCCCATCCCACGCACCACGCAATGGGGAAATTCGCGAATCGAATCAATCTATAAGCTCGTCGAATCGCGAGGCTGCGGTATTCGTAGCGGCGCTGACGGGATGTTGCATATTTTCAAGCTCCGTGACAAGACGGCGCCTGACGAGATTTACACGTACGAGTCGGGGTTTCTTTTGGAGGCTCCGCGCGCTCCGAGGTCGGGCGGCCGGCGCCCGAATCGGTGGTACGTTACTGGCAGTAAGCAACAGCGGGCTCAGGGTGAGCAAGAGGAGCGATGGACGGCGGAACGTGAAATCACTGACCAGCCATACGAGCCGTCCGGATACGGTTGGGTTACGTCACACAAAGAATTCAGCGCCGCAAGCTCGGCGAGAGAAGTATCCGAGGCTGCGGACACGTACATGATTCAGGATATCTCTTCCCGCTCTTCCCGTTCTCTAACGATTATTCCGGACGCTCGCATTGAGGTCGGGGATATTGTCGGTGCGATTACTGAACAGGGCGAGCATATTGCAGGCCGTGTTTCAGCTTACAGTCTCCCGTTGTCTGATCCGTCCGCTACAATGAGGGTAGACATAGAGGTACTGGGAGAATAAACGGGGCATCATGGTCAGACCGTCACTATTGCTTGATACGGCGCCACGAAACGGTGGCGGCCGCAACAATAAAAATGTTATTGTTCAGCAATCCTCAGTATCATGGACGTACGGGAAAATCACCGGCACGTCCGCCACCGACAGTACGCTCCCGTCCGGCTGGGTAGAGGTAGGGATACCCTACAGCAATCCGACCTCCCATGCTGTTGGCGAATCCGATGGTATTGCCACGTGGATAGGTGCCCGCGTACTCGTCATCATTGATTCATCCGGGCGTGTAGTCAAAATTAGCGACCCTATCGCCGAGCCGCCTTCCGGCGCGAAGGTCGAGAATCTCGGGCACACTGGCAAAATGCTCAGCCAGGCCGCAAAAGACGCCGAACGCGCTTTCAAAGAGGCCGACGCAATTCGAGACCGGGCAAACAAAGCCGAGGGTGCCGCGAACAAGGCGGCGAAAGACGCGGAAAAAGCTGTTCAGATTGCGGAAGCTAACCGTCCGCCCGTAGTATCCCAGACTGCGCCCGAGAATCCTGTCACGGGGTTGATTTGGTATGTTACCGACAATGCGGGGCACATTACTGACGTGCGTATTTGGGACGGTACACAGTGGGTGACCAGAACAATGGTCGCCGGCAGCATCCTCGTCCCATCATCCGTGGGAAACGTCTCGCTCGCTGACGGTTCCGTGTCCGCGCGCAACATTTACGCGTCCGGGGAACTCTGGGCCAAGATCGCCGCGTTCGCGTCCGTCACTACAGAAATGCTGACCGCCGGAAACGCGACATTCAATGCGGCAAAAGTCACCGGCGATCTCGTCGGTAACAGGCTTATCGGTGGGGAGCTTTCGCTCGTTGATACCGAGCCGACGTCAGGCGAGAAGAATATTAGATTCGGCCTCGGCAGCGAATATGAGTTCTGGGAGTCTATCTGGTCCCCCAAAATCGCGACCGTAGAGGAGCTCGAGGGAGGCACGCGGTTCGTTCTGACGGACAGGGATCGCCCTAATCGTAACGACGGCGCGCAGATGGCAATCTACGACATTGCTGTTGCGAAACCGAAAACATACGGTATTGCCGGTGAGGGTGTCGGTAAGGTTGAGGGGTATGTTCTTTTCACCCCGTCGTGGAACGGCCGCGCGATTCTCACAATCAACATTGGCAAGAATAGGATCATCAGTGTTGACGAGCAGGCGACGGCCGGGCAGAAAATAAGATTCAATTTCACGCTCCCCGATGGTGCGTGGATCCAAGACACGGACACGCCCTTCTACATTAGTGCCCGTACGAACGATGTTTTCACGCCGGGAATGCAGCTAGGAATCATCTATTCCATGTACGTGTCATGGAAAATGAGCCGCTCCTCCGGTTTGCATATTTTCCGCGACGACGAGGGTGTAGCGAAAATACAGATCACCGACCGTCAGGGCGGCGAGCTTATCATGGACACGAATGGTGTGTCCTATGACCCGCCAGGGTCGGCTTCGCCTCACGCGTCATCATGGCGCACTTTCACCGAGCCGCCTTTCGCCCACATGGCAACAAACAACGCTCATTTGTGGACTAAAAAAGATGATTGGACGGAGGTTCCGGTCGGTTCGCAGGAGAAGATCGTTCGTGGCGGGATGCAAGTAGACGGTGTCGAGATCATTATTCCGCAGAGCGGGCTTTATCGTCTAGATGGTACAACGTGGTACCGGTCATCGTGGGCAGGGTATGTTGGTGGCACGAGGGTTGCTCGCCCCAATGATGTTGAGCGCGGCGTTTACATGTATGCTGCGTTGAACCATGGCCTGTGGACTGCGCTACAGGTGACCGGTGTTAGGCGTCTGAACGTCGGGGATCGGGTCGCGCTTTATACGTATCAGAATATTGACGAGGGTACAATTATGGATTGGGGCGAGATGACGGTTAGCTGGCTCACCTACTGAAGATTGTGTAACAATATTTTAGGAGAAAACAATATGCCTAACACTAGGTGGACCGGCGGTATCGTCCCCACGGTGGACGATAATCTCATTGAGGCCTGGGACGCTTATGACGATTCCGCCGGTAGGGTTATGCCGGCGGCGTCCGTAGCGGCGGCACGGGTTATGTTGGCGGCTGCACCCTCCGGTGCGGTATCGAAAGCACGCCCCGCCGTTTTCATTATTGACGACATTCTGTACACTGCCGACGGCTCCAAGGCCGGCGACGGATCATTCAATATTAACCCGGCTAACAGTTTTAGCGGCGTGCTTTACCGTCATCGCGATAACACGAACGGTCGCGGGCGCCCTACCTCGGATCACACCACTTACACGTGGGGCGACGGTATCGTCACTTTGCCGATCAAGAGCCTCATGGAGTTCTCGCTTGACGTGTGTGTGAGTATTGCGCACGAGGATTATCATTCCGAGGAGGAGAAAGATAAGGCGGTCGGCTCGTATTTCTTCGGTTTCAAGCTTGACAACAGGGGTATTTGGCAGACCGAGATTCAGTACAATCGTACGTTTATGACGCATCATATGCAGTGGCGTCTTTCCGTGGAGGCCGGCTCGCATAGGGTTGCTTACACTACTGCGGGTAGTTATGGTGCTGACCCGTACTGGCATTACGATGGTGGCGTGTTTCCTGGCACCGTGTTTACGGTGGCTACTCTTGGTGCGACCCGTGTTGACCTGTAATCAACAAATATAGTTCACTATTAGAAATAGGTGATAATAATATGACCAAGGTCATAGCTACGGTCGTGAACGCGGCCCGCAAGACAGTCAACGCAACAATGAGCGTCCGCCCCGAAACCGTCTACACGTCAGACAATATCACGACAGTCCCCGCCCCAGTGCGCGGCGACGCCGACGACAAAGGCAGGATCGAGGTGGAGGTGGACGCCAGCCACGGCGGACGGTGGGCGATAGTCTTGAATGTTGCCGGCGTTTGGGCGCGCGAAGTTCGAGGGGCAGAATTGCCGGCCTCCGGCGACGTGCAGGTGACCTCCCTGTCGGCATGGAACGGTGGCACCACCCCCGATCCCGGCAATCCCGGCGGCGGCGGCCAGGGCAATGGCGGTAAGATCACCGTCAGTGACGATGGTCTTACCTGGACTTACGGAGAGTGAGAAAACACAATGGCAAACGTTACTGGGTACACTAAGGCCGGCGTAGACAAGCTGATCGCCCCGCTGTTCTCCTCAATCTCGCCTTTCACGGTCGGCGGACACTACTATTCCCCGGTCACGTACTTCTGGCCCGATTTCTATAATGAAGGCCAGGTCGGAAAGATCTCAAAGTGGGCCAAGACGCTGGCCTACGGGAATGCGCTCGGCTACGTGATTATGAATCGCTCCACGGGTGATTGGTCCGCCAAAGACAATGATTTTCTCACCCAGGCGCAGCGCGCTCAGGCGGCTGGCGCGAAGAGGATTCTTTGGTACATTCCTACCCGCTACGGTGTCGCATCGCTCGCCAAAGACGATACTGCCCGGAATAATGTGCCGGACCCGGACAAGTTCACGCGCGAATACATTATGCAGCTGTGCGCCAACCTACGCTCCCAGTACGATGGTCTTTTCCAGGGCGTATTCTTGGACGAAGTAATTAACGGATGGGGCGCCCAGTCTGGCCGAGTCGGATGGTACGGCGACCTCATTGGCGAAATTCGACGCACCTACGGCAAGAATTTCACAATCGCTATCAACCCTGGCAGCAATATCACCGAGGCCGTGTGCGCCCTCGATTTCGACGTGTGCATGAGCTTCGAGAACACTGCCGCCAAGTATTTGACGGATGACCCTAATAACCCGATTGCGAATGATGTGATGCGTGCGCAGCCTTCAACCAAGTGGTGGCACGTCATTCACGGGGTTACGAAAGAGAATTTCCGACAGGTAATCGACCGCGCCGCATCATTCGGTGTCTCGCATTTGTATGTGACCGACGGCGAGCTGGTGCAGGGCGAGGGTGGCCAGTGGGTGCCCGAGAAGAACCCTTATCAGAATCCTCCGTCGGATTGGATCATGGAGCGTGTGATTGCTTGGCATGGCGGCTACCTCGGTTTGGCTGAGCGTGTTGCTGCGTTGGAGGCGAAAGCGGCTCCGGCTCCGCAGCCTGGCGCCTGAGTGTTTCACGTGAAACATTCCCCCTCACCGCAGAAATCGTGGTGAGGGGGAATGTTTTCATACCCTAGACAAGAGACTATAGTCCCAGGCGCTGGTAGTTTCCTCCGTGCTCGCGAGCAATATCGTCCAATACGCCCATGAGATCTGAACGCGCATCATCCCTAACGTCGATCGACGGAGAGTTCAGGATCGAGTGAATCGTGTTATTGATCTCTCTGATCTGACGGGCGGCGATTGCGTCGCACTCTACGGCAGTCCATTGCCGCGCTAGACGGCGCGCAAGATCGGACGTATTCTCGCCGCTTGTTTCATGGTAAACACCTACAACGTTCAATGGCCAGCCCCAGACAACCCATTTACTGGCAGTGCTGCCGTCGCCGTTTTCTACAGTGACGTCAATCCCGGCACCCTTATAGTGATTGTGCCACTTCAGATGGGCGGTCATGTGTGCTTCGTCAATGTCGCACTCGTCGGGCTTCGGAAGCCATAACTGCACGAGGCTGATCTCGTGCTCAATCTTCAGCATTGGGTTATTCGCTGTCATGAGACGCTCCGCAAAAGTAGGTTGCAGCGCATCGCGGAATGCTCAGGATTGCGGGAGTCTCTGTGGGTCCATCCTGCTGAGACGCCGCGCTTCGTCGTCACCACGACACCGTCATCGGTGACCTCGATCTTCCCCGACGAGGAGTCGATGACGGTAACTCCTGCACGGTAGGAAATGCGAGGCGACGGGAGCATGTTCCGCAATTCCCTAACAATCGTCAGCGCGATTTCCTGGCGGTTAATCTTGCTCATCATTCCACCTCCCGAGCAGACGGTGTGACGCCGATCTGCCCCTGATAATGCGAGCCCAGACCATTAGTGCCGTACGGCATACTGGCCGGCCTGTCCAGGTCCTCGAAAGCGATCTGCGCAATCCTATCCCCCGGATGAAGAATGGCAGATTTAACAGAATGCAAGTTAGCGATTTCCAGGGTCACGTTTCCCTGGAATCCGGGGTCAATGTATCCCGCGGACACGTGGACGAGAATTCCTCGGCGTGCCCACGATGATTTGCCTTCCACTCTGGCCACTAGGTCGGCGGGCACACTGACTTTCTCCTGCGTGGACGCGAGAATGAATTCACCCGGCAATAGCTCATAACCGCTCTCGTCAATGGTGATGTTTTCGTCACCGTGACGGTAGGCGATAATATTTTCGTCTAGCCGCACTTCCACCGACGCCGGCTGAATAGACAGCGGTTTGCGCCAGTCGGAGATGAGTTCGCCCCAATCGATTCTGCGTCGGAGAGTGAAATCACTCAGTGTAGCCATTCCGGCAGTCCCCCGTCCTCGTTTTCCTCGATCACATGAACCTTGTAACCTTCATTACGTAGAATTGCTTCGGCTTCAAGAGCAAGGGCAGGCTTCTCTCCCGGGATGATTTCTACTGCGTCTTCACTGCACTCTGACAGCATGATCGCGCAGACGTACGCATTATCGTCCGATGAGTCGCTGTAAGTGAGCACATACTTGCCCATCTCATTCGCATATGTGCATCTAGTAAAAGATACTCTTCCTTCCTGCCACGAACGCAGAACAGCTGTTACTACCTGAATATGCTGCACTGTACGCATAAGCTCGCGGATCGCAGTGGACGGGTCGGTCGAATAATTCCTGATAGTGAAGTTACAGTCGGTGGCATGCATAAACGCAACCGCACTCCACTGATCGCCGCATTTCTCCAAATCGAAGAAAACAATCTCAACAATATTTCCCATAATACTCACTCTTCTGGAATATAGTTGTTGAGGTGATCGTGTGAAATGGCGGACACGAATTCCGTGAGTCGGTCTCGAACCTCCCTGGCGCGATCCTCTGGGGTGAGCTGCCTGTCAATAGTGTCCCAGTAGACGTTTCGCAGAATTGCGATCACCGTCTGACCTCCCTGTTCATTGACGAGTTCGCGCAGATACCACGCCGCCTTTCCCATGTCAACATTCTCGTCAGCACCACCCTTGTGACCCGCCCTGAAAATATACTTCAGGGCACTGCCGGTCAGGTAGTCTTTGTCGCGAATGAAAGTAATGGGCTCGGGAGTGAGGGCAGTGTAATGTGATGGGTGAGACACGACATTCTCGTGTACATCATTCTCGACACACTCATCGCCCTTATACGCAATGTAGAGAATATTATCATTGAGGGTCCACTCGTAGAGCTGCTCGTCGAAAGACAGGAACCCTTCTCCGCCATCTTCAGTCTCATACCAAATGCACCATTCGCCAGTGAAATACCTACTCGCCCTTCTGACAGGCGCATTGTAGTCGTCGGAGACATGGAGGTGAATTAGCTTTCCTGCGAATTTCACCTCATAGTCGACATAAGCCTGATGAGGGCCGGTTTGCTGCCAATACCAGCCGTCATGCTTATGCTCCAAAGAGACGCGATGACGGCTCCAGCATGCTACTCGCCGTTTATTAGCAGAATTGCGAACATGCGCCTCCCAGAAACCATCATGTGACATTACCTTCGAAACATACTCGTATGTGCCGTTCGGGTAGTAAATCTTCTCATACCCATCATCTACGGCTGACACTACATAATCTCCTCTCTCTGTTCGGGTAATCGAATACTCGTTGTACTTGAAATAGTGTTTCTGCTCTTCACCATCATGAATAGAATCGAAACCAATCCCCTTGTCGTCGCCGGTTTGTGCTATGATTCTCTCTTTACTGCCGTCAGGCAAGTACAGCCAAACCGTTTTCAAAAACACCGTGTCCATAGTCGTTTCTCGCTATTTCAGTTGCCGAGAGTGCCAACCGTTGCGAAATAGGCGAAAAACACCTGAAGCCACCAAAAAGCACGCCACGCAAGAGACAGTCCAATAACACCGACAATGAGGGCGACTGCACCCATTGCCATACCCTCACCCGTAGACCGCGGCCTACGAAGCCATGCCACGAAGCGATTCGCGGGGCGCGGCGGCGCCATCACACTGAGCGGCACAGACAATGCTGGCGGTGCTGGTGCAGGCGCCGGAGGCGGCGGAGGCGGCGCGGGAGTGTTAGTCGCCGGGGGAGGTGGCGCGGGAGTCGGCGCTGACGGGGCACTCGAAAAAGTAGACATAATAGTTTCCTTACTTTCCGTTCAGTTCTGCCATGAGACGGTTGGTCCAGCCGTCACTGTAGTTGAAGTTTGTGCGCTTAGTGTGGCGTGTACTCTTGATTCTCTTCGCCCTGTTCCTCTTGTGTTCCTGAAACTCGATCGTCTTGAGACGGACCTCGTCTTCACGTCCGTCCGTGCGATGGATTGCTGGGTATTTCATGATTTGACCCACTCGATCTGGTCGCCGAGAAGCCCGCGCAGATCATTAATCAGGTTGCGGGCATTCCCGAATTCCTCCTCGCTGATATCGAAAACACGGTAGACGTTCCCTTCAGTGCAGACCACGAGGAAGGAATTGTGGGCGTGTTCGGGGATGAAAACATTGCGGACGTTTCCGATGAGGGCGGGCCGCTGAACAGGAATGGCCTGCACGAGGTCGGCCCCAGTGAGAATTGCGACAGCGACCACTCTCTCAACGGGAATGCCCCGGAATTCGTTCTCGCCTTTCTCGTACCCCCTTGCGGGGAAGTGAATCTTGGTGCCTTTCAAATTGGTGAATACGGCACCTCCTGTGGTCTTGCATGATCCGTATCCGGTGCGGCGGCGTGCCATAATGATCCTCTTCTCAAAATATGTGCGTGTGATGATGGTGGGTGGTGGCCCGTCACGGACGGTGGGCCACCACCATGTGCGTGTCAGTTCTCCAGCCACCAATCGGCCAGGTAGGCGATGGTCTCGTCAGTAAGAGCGGAGAGTCCCTCGTGGACGATAGTGAATCCATCGACGTCGTACTGCCAGAGTCCCCAGGAGACGACGTCGTCGCACACGTGGAGTCCGAGCGCCCGCCCACCATCGGTGGTGCTCCGCTTGAGGCCGATGGTCTCACCGGTCTCGTCCGTCCAGTAGTCCGTGTCACCCCAGGCGTTGGCAGCGGTGCCGACGGCGTAGGCGATGTCAGTGTCGGTGGCGATGTTCTCAGTGGTGGTGGTCATTGTCTTGTCCTTTCTATCCCTGGCTGGGCGGCTTGTCCTCCCTGCCGATGACTCAATCATGTTCTCCCGTGCGCCATTGGTCAACCCTACGTGACGGTGACCTATCTAACAAAACTGGGTGCATGGCATGCGTTGACAGCACGAGGCGCATGTGGTATACGCGCACGCACGTACCTATATACGCTGCGGATGCACCCGGGTGCTCATGATAAAATTATAACCACCGAAAACCTTTACGAAAGGCGGTGCAAAATTGGCAGATTCCGTCACAGAATATGCTGCGTCGGAAATGAAATATTGGTGCACCACAGGCGACTACGGGGGCACCGGATATGCCCAGGATAATCGGTGGACCTGCTACTGGAACAGCAATGACGCCGGCTGGAAAACTGGCCCCGGCGACATGGATTGCAGTAGTGGCGTAGCGGGCGCCTACAATATTGCATTCCACAATGTTTGGGGAACCGGCTGGGACGACCCGATCATGTTCCCGCGAACCGGCGAAACATGGACCGAAACCCTGAATTCTTTGGCCGCGAATCGCGGTTTCATGGATATCGGGGACACCTGGTACGGGTCCACGCCGTCAGGCGGATTCCAGGTTGGCGACCTCGTCCTGAAAACTACCGGTGATGGTGGACATGTCGCAATGTGCGTGCGCGAAAACGACGGTTCATTCAACGCGGGCGACCCGCTTCTCGCCGAGGCGTGGATTAACGAGAATGGTGAAATCTCTGAAGGTCAGATGGGGGATCAAACCGGCTACGAGACTCACGTAGTCCGGTACAGTAGTCACCCGATGACTGTTGCGGCCTCGTGGTCCACGTGCATCCGTTTCGGAAAGCGGACCAATTCCGATAACGGGCACGAGTCCGCAGGATCGTACCGCCTTTCTTCAATTCAGGAGGCCGTTCTCAGGGCCGCCGATGCGGAGAATTGCCCTTGGTGGGCCGCCCTGGCATGCCTGTGGATGGAGACCGGCGAGCGTGGCGCAAACATTTACGGGCACGACGCCGGCGGTGCCGGCCCGCACGGCGAGGAAGTAACCGAAGAGAATTTCCGCGAATTCTTGGCGGCAATTCGAGACGGCGAAAACTCGAACGGTGTCGGTCCGTTGCAGATTACGTATCCGGGTTATTTCTTTGATGACCCGGATCGTGAGTGGTGGATGCCGGAGAAGTCGGCTGAGGTCGGCTGCCGCATTCTTCGTGATCTTATTAATGCTGAAGGCGATTCTTATGAGGCCCTTAAGCGTGTCGGGTCGCGGTATAATTCAGGAAACCCGTATGATGCGTATGAGTCTTACGGGATTCTTTTCAGTAACCGTTGCAAGTCTTGGTATGATTATGGTCGCCCGTCCGGGGGCGCCGGAGAGGAATTTTGGGATATGAGCGAGGGCGTTGATCTGCTCAGGGAGATTCGCGATCTTTTCCGTAGTGGAAAGGCGGGGGACCACTTTGCGGGCGACATGAATTGGTACGCCAAGGCGACCTATGAGGAGGTTAAGTCTATTCACGCGTCCGTGGATCAGATTCTGCATTCTGTGACTCCCGGTCAGGAGAATGTTCGTGAGGCTGGCGCGATTTATGGTGCCGTGAACGAGATTCGTAAGGCTGTGTCGACGCCGTCGTCTTTGCAGGCGCATGATGGTGTCGCTGAGTCTCCCACTCCGGCTGAGTCTCCTGCCCCGGAGCAGAATTCCTGACACGGCATATTGGTATTTATCGTGGCGTATTCGCTTAGTATTATGCTGAGTGTCGTGTCATGATGGGTACTACATGCGGGGAGCTTCACTCTCTTCCCTCTCCGTGATCTCCTGTGACAGTGGTAGAGCAAGTCTCTGGACGGTCAATGAAAGATCGTCCGGAGACTTGCTTTATTGTGTGCTATACTTTTCTGCGTACCGCTTATCAGGTTAATACACAAATATTTTCCTACGCGTTCCGACGGTGCAATAAGAGAATACTATCGCCCTCATGTTTTCCTACACACATTAACCCGACATGCTCTAGGAATCGGCATGAGGGCGATAGTATACAATCCATCCAATGAAAGTGAAAATCAGGGTGACTAAGTCGCTTTATGTTGCTACTATTTTTGCGGCCGTCATGGTGACAGCAAATACCGCGCTCATGGTGTACGAAGATTACACCAATGGCGCCATGAATGTGACTCGTGATTCTCTGTGGTGTGTTGGCGCGATCGTTCTTTGGGCCGGCGTGCGCACTGTCCGATTCATGCGGACTGTCGGCTATCATCCGGGATTCCATAGAAAGTAACTAAAATATAACATTCCCCGCCTAGCGTTGCCATTGTTAGGCGGGGAATGTTATATAATACGTATTGCAACCCCGCTAAGCAATCACAATAAAAGAGGACATTAGATATACGATGCTCAATTTCTTGAATGATGTCCTCTCCGACGCCACCCTAGTAGCTTTGGCCGCCCTTACCGGCACAATTTTCTCGAACGTGACGCAACGCAAAAACGCGAGAGACCAGGAACAGATCTCAATCCTGGACATTACCGTCCGATCTCTTTCCGAGAGAGTTACTGCCTTGGAGACCAGTCTTGCAGCCGCCGAAAGAGCGGCAGACCTGGCAGAAGACGGCCGCCGGCGGGCAGAGGTGAAGTGGTGGGAGGCAGTCTCTTTTGCGCACACTGTTCTCGATTGGGGTAGGTCTCTGAAAATTCTGATACCATCTGATAAAGAGGACTCAATACCTACCGAGCCTCAACTCCCGGATTCCATGAGGTGATTCATAAACATGTTTACTCCTGAGGTCCGCAAGGCCCTTTACGCCCTGCTCACCGCCGTTCTCGGTGTTTTCGCCGCTTTCAATGTTATTTCCGCTGACCAGGCTTCCCAGTACGCTGACGCTGTTACTCAGATTGTTGGTGCTCTGACTCTGGCGCTGGCTACGTATCACACTCACCCTGCCGTGGCTCCTGGTCGTCACGCCGCCGGTGAGGGTGAGGCCGCTAACGATGACAAGGTTGCCTGACCCCTGCCGTTCATAGAACATTACTGCCCCCCACCGCATGTTCGGTAGGGGGCAGTAATGTTTCACGTGAAACACGGGGGCATGTTTCACGTGAAACATTCACCGTCTCTCCACGTCGTTCCCGATGATGCGGGCGATCACGGCCTCGTCGTGGCGTTTAGTGACTGCCCACAGGAAAAGATGACGCCCCGCATCCCGCGCGTCGTCCGCATCCGGCTGACCCACGTCGGTTCCAGTGGGCCAAAAACCAAGTAGCTTCAGAACATGGTCAGGCATGGTAGTTTTTGCCATTGCGGGAGTCTGCCACACAATATCCCCGATCTCCCATTCCAGCACGGCGTTGATTTTCACTGGGGTTAGGTCTGCGAGAAAATTGTTGCCCGGGCGAAGATCGAATTGCTCGCACACTACAATGTCTGGGGCGAATTCGTTTCGTGTGGCCAGAATGTCATAGGCGCTGGCCGTCCAATGCTCATACTTGAATTGTTGAACGTGAATGATTGAGAACTCGTGGTCGTCGTGGAAGTCTGCAACGACGATTCCTGTTGATTTGCCGGGGTCGACGGCCATCACCCGCTGCATCACGCCTTTCCTCCTCTACTAGTCTTCCTCAGGCTTCGCCGCGACTTGTTCACGGTAGCAATATTTTTCACCGTGTCCGAACGCACTCCGTCTACCTTGAGCCACAGCGTGTCCGGCGCCATCGGCTTGCCTCGACCCTTTTTCAGAGTCCACGGCGTATCCGGGTCGTCCGGGAAAGGCAGATTCTTATAGCACCATATTGCACAATCCTGCGGGGAATCGAAATGGAAGTCCTCTTTCGGAATGTATCTTTTCAGGTCGTAAATGCGTCGCATGAGTGAAGGGGTAAGCCATTTCGGTAGTTCCTTGTACATGCGAAGCGATGAGCTAGTGCATGGGCAATTCACGGGTTCGCCGCCACTGAAACGCGAGACACGAATCCATTTCTCTTCCCCGCAATTCACGCAACGCATATGAAAATACTTGTGGTGATCGCTCATAAACCTGTACTCAGGGGACGTGACTTCCCACTGTCGAAAACGACGTCCCACCATTTCCGGCTCCTCCCCGGTCAAGTTCTTGTTTACTGGCTTGACCGGGTGAAGGATGCGGCGGTTGCGGCCTTTCTTTCTTGTTTTGGTGCGTATGATAGAGATTTCACCGGGGCGAAATACCCCGTTCTCGGTCGCGAACTCCCATTCGAACACGACCGATGGGTTGAATTCGTTGTAGCACCATTCGATAGCCGACGTCATGCCGTCGAACTCAAAATTATCTACACCGTTCTCCTCTCGCCACGCCCAAATATTGAGACGAATATCGTTGTAGGAGCGGCTCGGCATGAGCGTCTCATTCGCTTTGCGATGGTAGCGCAAATACGGCATATCCGGCGTGTGGTCCAGTGCTACGTCAAGGTTACAGGGGGCGATTGGCTTGGTAATGTCAGGGCGCACGAAACGCCATTTCTTATCCTCGGGAACCTCCAAATAGGTGAAACACCATTCCAGGGCGGCATCCACGGAAGTGAAAAGAAATTCCCCGTCGGGGACGCTTGTTTGAAGTCGCTCCAGTCTGTTAGCGGCTAGCCTGTACAGCTTGTATGAAGGTTGCATCATTCGTGTTTTCTCTCTTCTCTTATTTTGGTCGAATAGCGGGGGCAACAGTATTGCTGCCCCCGCTATTCAAATCATGCGACTGTGCGTGTCAGAAAACTACCGGTGATGCGGTCGCAGTATTCTTCTTGGCCTCGAAATCAATGGAAGAAATCTCCGCCCTAGGAGGCCAGAAAGCGGGCTTGGGTGCACCGTCCTCGTTAAGAATTGTGATCCCGTTCTCGTCCTGCTCATATGCGGGGCGACCGTAATCGTCCAAACGAGGACGCGGCTTGCTCACCCTTGTCACCAATGTTGCGTGAGCGCCCTCCAGATTCTCACACACGCGCTTCACGGTCGCGTCGATCTTCTGCGGCGAGAGAAGATCGGCCCGCTCCCTAGCATCGGCCGGCCACAGACCGGCGGCGCTGAAATACTTCGGAATGTTGAAATGGATGAAAGTCTTCCCATTCTTATTGATAGTGAAAACGGTGCGGTCGGTGAGGGCCTTTCCGGCGTCCTCGTCGTCGCCGTCGATCATCCAATCGGTGACAAGCATCGGCCTGCCGCTCTTGGACGTGGTCATTTCAGCCTTGGTGATGAAAGCTGAGTGCTTTCCGGGCTTGGGCGGCTCGAAGTTACCGCCGCCTGTGGCGACTTCCAGTGATGAGAGGTCGGTGCCGAAGTTGAAGCCAGTTGCCATAATTATTGTGCTCCTATGAAATGGGGGTAAGAGAATTGCGGGGATGTCAGTTCTCACTCTTGGTGGGCTTGCTGCGGAGCGCCTCGCGGATCGCGTCGGCGGCGATAGCGAGAGTCTCAGTGGTAACGCCACGGTCAGCGGTAACAGTGATCTTAGCCATAATATGTTTCTCTCTTCCTATGTGTTTGGTTAGTGGCTAGTGATGTAATTGTGGATCTTGGTCATGCTTGGATTCCCCATTGCTGGCGGGAACCCGCGCGTTTGTTGTTTTGTTACGACGTTGGGTTTGCGAGTGTACAGTACTGGCACGGTGATTTCTTCCCCGTCACCGCCGTCTACGTTCGCCCATTCCATGTAGCCGACGAAATTGAACAGGGCGGGGATGCGCTGCCCAGATTTCTGCCCTTCAAATGATGGGGCGATGAACGTTTCCCCAGTGACTTCATTGCTTTCGCGCGCAGAATGCGTGATAGCAATGAATGAAATGTCGGGGGCGTCCAGGAATACGCTGATCGCCTTCAACAGGGAGTCGTATACTGCCCGCCATTTCGTCCACGTGTCATTCGACACGGCCTCATAATGGGTCAGGATAAGTTCCTGACACTTATCCAACGTGTCGAATACAACGGTCTTGTATGGGAATCCCGCCAGATTGCGTGCAATATTGTCGCAAAGATTGGCGCAATCAACCCACTTGTCGCAATGTACGACAGTAATGTTCTGCAGGTTTCCCCAATCCCGCACGGGGAGCGTGCCGGATTCGAAATCAACGTACAGGACGGGCGACATGTCGTCCACTTGTGATGCCGTGGCTGCGAGCGATGTTTTTCCGACGCCGCTCACACCATGAATGAGCATGTTGAAATGATTGTTCTGCTCGGGGTTCACGACTGTCATTCCGAGACGGGTTAGAGTGTCTTCGAAAGTCATGTTATGTTTCACCTCCTAACCGTTGATAGTGTAGTTTTTGAATGCTTCTGTGTGGCGCTCGTGCGAGCAGTACCAACATAGGGGAGACGATTGGAGACTGTCAACACCACCGTCATGTGACCTTGCTCTCTCCCAAATGTTTTGGAGTCTCTCCAGTGCCGCGAGCGCAACGTCTTGCCGCCACGGGAAAGAGAACTCACTAATGCTGTCGGGTACGATTTCTACGCTGCAGTCTCTTGGGAGGGCAACAATAGAACAGTGAGCCACCTCATATCCGAGCTGCGTGAGACCATACCCGTAGAGCATGATTTGAATATAGTATTTACGGAACTGTGCGCCCGCTATCGTGTTAGCGAACTGGGGCAGCTCACCGTCCCGTTTGACACTCTTCCGGAATGCGGAAATCTTTTTCCGTGAGAGCAGCTTCCAGTCTAGGACTGTCGCCGCCGCAATATCGAAAAGATCCACACTCCCAGAAATACGCCCATAGTCTTCAAGATCGCATACCTCTACTATCTGCTCCACTAGAACATTCGGTTCATTCTTAGCTCGCGATTCCGCGAAAGCATGAAATGCGGTGCCGAGAAACGGCGCCAGAGGAGCGCCTGCACTTCCACTATCGTGCGGGATTCCAAGAAGCTTATCCGCGATGCATCGCTCGCAATCGTCTCCGATCTCGCTCACGCCAATAGCGGTTTGCTTGTCGCGTTCGGTTGGGGCGAAAACATTACTGACCGCTAGTGCGGCGGCCGGGCTCAAATTCAAATTTCTCCCCTTCCTGAATTGCGGCGATAGCGGCAAGCCTGACGTCGTGGGGGACTTCAATGTCTCCGCTCGCGATATCTTCAATGAAGAATAGTCTCGCGTCGCCGGCCGGCATGATTTCATAGACCGTGCCGTCAAGCTCTTCTGCCAGCATTGCGGCTTGCTCAAGATTCGAGTAGACCCGGTAGTCGCCTTTCTGCGACGATTCCCATACTAGGTAGACGCCCATTAGTGTTTCTGCTCTCTCTTCCCTAAATGTTGATTGGTGATGTGTTATTCGATAATGGTTGCTGTGAGGCCGGCCCGTTCCTCGATTGCTGTGGAAATGACGGCCGCGTAGCATTGGATCCGCCAGATGTTCTCCGATCGAATACTGGGTACGTGCAGTTGCATTGTCTTGACACCGAATTTCGTCGGCCATTTCAAGATGACGGTGCGGCCGGCGATATCGTCAATCGTAGTGCTCTGTGTGATGCGCATAATATTTTTCACCTCTCCTCTGTGGTGAGTTCGTAAATATCGAGGTCATTATTGGTGGCCATGCCGCGCACAATGCTAATGTTGTCCGCCGTGACATGGATTACATTAATGTCCGAGTGTCCATCGTCCACAGGTTCGACGATCAGGAAATTTCTGCCGACCAGCTCGGTGTCGTCGGATACGAGAATGTTTCTGATGGTGCCTGTCATACGACGTCGTACTAGGCGAATGTTCGAACTACTGCGTGTTTCTGTCTTCATGGCATCCACCGTACGTGTGTGGTGGCATTGTGTGCAACCCGCACGGGCGTGGCGTCTATCACATTTCATATGAGGCCGCTCTCACGCAGACGCTCGTACCCCGCCGCCAATCTAGGCTCCACAGCCGTCACGTCAACACTATTCTCGCACTGCAAAAGAAAACGATTCACTCTCTTTGTCTGCCCCTTACGATTCAAACGAGCAGACGCCTGCAAATTCAAAATCACACTATTATCCTCACTCAACCAAACCTCAGTATTACAAACATTCTGCAGACCATCAATCCCTTCAGCAGCGGCCGCAATAACAGCACACAGAACCCGCGGCCCATCGGGCCCCAAAAACTGTCGCCACTCATCATGGTAATCACTGGACAATTCAACACTCTGATAGCCGGCGTCAGCCAATCGCTTCCTCAGAGGCGTCAAGAATTTACGCGAATGACACCACAGAATAACTTTTTCGTCGGGCGGCAGATCGGACAGAATGTCGAGGGTGGCGTCGATCTTCGAGGATCCTCGCTCCTCGAACTCAACATTGTCGCCCACGATTCTCAACGGTCCGAGAGTGATCTGCCTTAGTCTCCCGTCTAGAACGGCGGCGGACGAGGCTGCGCTGGCCCCACCATCCATGATTGCCAACCGATGATCCACGAATTCCTGATACATCCTCTTCTGTTCACGTCGCATCCCACAGGCGACGCGTTGAACATTTACGGGGGGTAGATCGCCGAAAACCTCACCCCCCCGCATCGCAGACCAATTATCACCAAGGGAATCACGGAGAGCACCTGGGTTCCTCTCGCCGCCATAAATCCTCGCATACCGAGACGCCGCAAAAGGATTGAACTCAGAGACAAAAAACTCATCCGCAAACCGATAGAAACTACGGTCCACACTGTCCGGGTTCAAGAATTTGAGAACACCGTAAATATTGACGGGTTTATTGCCGGCAGGCGTCCCCGACAAGCCAAGACGATACCTTGACTTCAACGCCTTTACAGCCCGGAAAGACAGAGTGCGATGATTCGCGATACGGTGCACCTCATCCACGACCACCATATCGAACGATTTCTTTGAGAAAGAAACATTCGGCCACTTCCCCGCGTCTACCGCCTTTCCCAAGGAAACCAATAGCTCGAAATTAACAACCCACCAACCATCTCCGCCGTTCAACATGTCCTCAATGTTGGTGCGTCCCGCCTTAGTAGTGCGAGACAGCACCTTCGCTTCCCGGCCAGTGATGGTCTTGATACTGGCCTGCCATGATGGAATGACGCGTTTCGGGCACACGACAATGACCCGCCTGCCAGCGTCGAGTTTCTGTGTGACCCAGATGGCGCCGTATGTTTTGCCGCAGCCCGGCTCCCAAGCAAGCAAAGCACCGCCACCACACCGGATTGCGGTGACGGTGTGGTTGATTTCTCTTTCCTGCGCCCCTGTGGGCCGAATGTTAATCATTGAAATTCGTCCAAACGACTACTAGTAGACAAATTGTGAGCATGAACACAAGGCATGCCATTCTTGTTTTTCCCTTTCCGGCATGAGGAACCCCGCCCCGTCATTGTCAACAGGGCGGGGTTGTTGCGGTGGTCAGTGGGCGATGGCGTGACGCGCCACGGCATCCCAGTAGGCGTCCTCGTCAACGTCCACCACATAGTAGGGAGTGCCAGTGGAGGAGAAGTACTGTCCGATCACATCATCAGCGATCGCAGCGACATCGTAGTCGTCCATCTGGTCCAGGGTGGGGATAATGTCGAACATAATGACGTCATCCCGAGTGCTGCGACGAGCGATGGTGTCCATAATCTCTTCTCTCTTCTCTCTGTGTTGTTGTCACCGTTCCTCGGTGATGACCCTAGTATAGGCGGACCGTGCACGCCCTCGTCAACCCACGAGAGCGTGACCCGACTCACATCTCCAGTTGGAGAAGAGACAACGCCCGACCCACAGCCACAGTCACGTCACCGCCACACTCCAACAGCCTCATACAATCGAACATCGTGTGCGCCCGGCCGTCCGCGAGCGGGTCATCCACGTGATGCGAGTAGACCAGACCACTATCCAGCATCGTCACACCCGGGGCCGTGTCACCGCCACACACATACCGCCACCGCCTCCCCACCGACTCATACGGCCAACCAAACAAACCAATGAGATCATTAAAACTATACTTCGAATTGAACTCACCAATCACACCACCATAGCCGCCATCCGGCACAGACGCCACAGAAACATCACCATCATCTTTCTCCTCGTACCCGATGTTCTCCAGCCACTTATCAACATTCAAGCGGGCGCCGTCAATGAGCCAATGACGCACTCGCAGCCCGAGGTAATGTGATGGCAGGAAAAAAGCACGTGACGCCTCAGCACACGACCCATCCCACTGAGACACCGGCCCCAACACACTGAAACACGTCCGGCCAATCGCCTCACTTTCTCCCGCGGTCATGCTACGAGTGCACGGCAGAACAACACGGAAACGCGGAGACGGGAAAGACGACGATGCCGTCTCCCACACAATACCCGCAAGATTCGCAGCCCGCATGCGATTCCCAACAAAATCTTTCCGCGACCCATGATCCGCATCCAAAACAATCGCAGACCGGAACACGAAATTCCTCTTCTGCCGCCTGCCCCCTGAAAGAATGCCGGCAAAAAACGCGGGAGCATCATTCTTCTCGCATTTCGAGGGCGCCTCACACAAGGCCGCAAAATCGCTCAGGTTTACATTAGTGGCACGCCACCCTGTGATGGAGCGGACATTGGCCGCCACCGTCACAGGGAAACGTGCCCCGAAAACATCACTCACCGTACGACGGTTCCGCTATCTGATCCCGCAAAATCGCCTCCACGAGATCATTATCCACAATCGCCCCATCCGTCCGGAACTTCACGCCCCGACGAAGAATGTACTGCCGATACTCCTCCACACTCCGCGGTGACAAATTCTTCGCCTCCAAAACCCGATACAAACGAGTCTCGGTAGGCGGATTACTACTGAAATCATCCACCATACGCGTCAAATCCGGAACAAAAACATAGTCTACCATTTTCAACGCGTCAGGCAACCAGAAATCAGAGGCCAGGCCGAAAGCTTTCCTCACCGCTGACGATGACACGCTCATCTGCTGCTCGAAAAGAGACAGAATAGCGGCCACGCGCATAATGTGATTCCCCATGCGGTCAATGACCGCCTGCACCGCACGCTGGAAAGGCGACTCGCGGGCCGCCTCCCCAGACCACGCTCGCATCGTTTCCACCCAAACATTCCGTGCAGACTCAGTCACGGTCATAGTCATTGGCGTATTGACGGCCCAAAATTCGGTGGCGCAAGTGACAGTACCACGGAATTCGTGCTGCATCATACCCAGCATTGTCGAAATGCGCTCGGAAGCGCCCTCAACAAAACCATCGCCACCATGCGCGCCCCGGTCATTGTTGGTGACCCATCCGAAAGACGAAGGGTCAGACCGACAGTTCTCCTCATCCAACGCGAAAAGAATGCGCGGACCCCACCCAGTCTCAAACAACGATTGCGACATGTTATCGACTACGTCGCCGAGGATCCCAGTGCCGCAGAAAGCAAGAGAATGAGGAACCCTCTCACTATCCGCACGCCTCACGCCATCGTCGCCAACGCGCACGGACTCGACCGTCCTGCCCGAGTAGACGTCGGTCAGGAAACCAATGAGACCGCTACGATAACCCTCCCCCTGTGACGCGGAGTACATGTTCTGTAGTTCGTCTACGAACATGATAGACGCCTCGCCGGGCCGCTGCGCCATCCGCAAATTCAAACCTTCAGCCGTCACATTCGACCCGAACAAAACATTCGCCATAAGAGACCGCTCACACGGACTATTGCCGATAGTATTCAGCAAATCCTTACGATCAGCCTCGAACTCGCTGATGCGATCATTGATATCATCCCGTTCCGTCCGGTACTCGTCAATATCAATACGCCCGCTCTTCCTCTCCAGGGACTCCAGGCGACGGTACAGCATACGGAGCGCCGAATCCACCTCCTGCACGGCCACCAAAGACCGAGACGAATCCCAGTGAAACGCATCCACGCAATCGTCAAAAAAGCTACGCACCAAAGACTGAGCCGTCGTCTTCCTCGACAAAGTAGACGCCCCGAGACAGTGCGAGTACAAAGTCAACGGCACCATGTTCTGCGCGCTCGCAGACAAATGAGTCCTCGCAGACAACGGCGCGGACACCATCGTCAAGAAAGTCGTCCACAGAAAACGAGACGGCGTCTCCGGCGACCTGGACTGCAAATAGTCAATAACCCTGTCAGCGAACCAATCATAATGCACGCCCCCCTCCGGGGACGCGAACTCATAGTCCGCAACCTTCTCGACACTCAATTGTTCTCCATATCCACGCGGGCAAGAAAACTACTGAAAGCGTCAATAATCGCGTCGCCATCGAAAGTGTAGCCGACGTCGAACATGGGGCCCCAGTAACGGTTCGTCTGCTCGAAAATCGTCGCCTTGTAGCCGCGCACAGTATCCGCCTCGAAAATAAACCGATGCCCGGGCGACGCGACCACAATGTGAATGCTGTTGTTCCAGGCGCTTACTTCCAAGCCGAGTGAATCATTCCAACCCTGGCCGGTGTAATTCTTGCACGCCTCGATGACATGCTTCAGGAATTCCCAATCAAACAGCTTGATCATTTGTCCTCCCACAGTTTTGTCTTGATTTCGCCGAGCAGCCGCCGAAGCCCCCATGCTATCGCCCTTCTCTTCGCTACCTCTATTGTTTCGTCCGTGTCGCGATCTCGAATACTCGCCCCCCACAATGTTGAGAATGCACTCGCACCGTTTCCCGACGACGTCCAAGTAGAGGACAGGCAGATCGCTACCCACTATGGCGTCCTCGCCCGTATCCAACAAGACGGACTCACAACGCGGATCATTGAGCATCTCCACGACGAATTCGGTCGCAATGGGGTGCAGCTCGTCGTCAATCACGATTCTCGCCCTTCAACCATGCCGGCCAGCTCCATGAAACGATTCATAGCATGAACAATAAAGTACCGGTCGGCGTCGACACCATCCAACCTAATATGATTCAACAGCTGAATAATACGAACCCGCCAATCACCATTATTTGTCACAATAATCTTGAAGGTGGTCCTATCGACAGGATTCGTGGCCCTTACTTCGAAATGAACCCCAGAAAGACGGTCGTCGTTAATGTTACTCCACAAGTCAACAGACTTGCACTGTGGCCATCTGACAAAATCGCCGACACAGCTAGCCAGGAAAGCAAACGTCGCCTTATCAACAGCTGAGTCACTCATTGCCGGCCGCCTTACCGCGATTCGCCGAGACAATCAAAGCACGGCGGACGAACTCACCAACACTCTCCGGAGAAATCGCGGAGCTATTTCGCTTAACGGACCTTGCCCTCACCGTGCTACCGGCGACCACGATACGACAGGTGCTCCCAATAGTAATGATGCCGCCGTCGTAAATCTTGCGGGCAGGCGCATGCACATTGAACTCATGACGGCGCCCATCGTCATTCCACTCGCGGACCGCCTGAGCGATAACCGTCTCAAAAACTGTGCCCATAGTAATGCTTCTCTCTTTCTGAATATTATGATGAACGCTACTGTTTACTATTGGAGGGGTTAAATGTCGAAGCCGATCACCTCCTCCGCGGGCACGTCCGCCAGATCACACAGATCAACCAGCCTATCCCTGGCGTCAGACCGGGCGCACTCCCACGTCGGCGAACCCTTTCCGCTGCCCCGCATTTCCTCTAGGCAAAGAATGAAATCGTACGCCAGACGAGCACTCTCCCCCTTCACCCCCTGCCGCTTGACATGCTTGCGAATCCACCTGGCCGCAACCCCAGTATTCTCACCGACAGTGAAAATTTTCCGCCACCACGCATCCGCCACCCCGTCTTTCGCACTGAAATACCACCCCGTCGGCCTACCATCATCAAACACGTACGTCTCAATAACAGCAGCCTTAGTGTCCCAAATCATGACGGTAAAGCCAGCATCATCGTAATGACATGAAGTGGCAGACGGCATATTCTCCCGAACAAACACCATCTCAGTAACCCGATCAGTTACCCCCTCAACATTGGGGCCATCACATTCAAACCACAACATTACTATCTTCTCCTCTCTTCCCCGGAATTGCGGTGGGTCAAATAATCTTCCTATCAGGAATCTCCCGGATACGATCACAAAACCAACACCACGCCTCCTCCACGGCGTCCGAACGGTCAGGAGAATCCAACCTGTCAGGGGCAAGCTCAACACCACTCCTCCCCGCACCCACGCTAATCTGCCCAATAATCCCACCATCGAAATAGGCGACAATCAAAGAATTCCCCGCCATCGCAAGAGTAATACCACAAGAGGCCGCCGTCGAAGCGAGAGTATCCATGACCGACGCGCCCGCAACGAGACGGTCGAACATTTCCTGAACTTTGTCCGCAACGTTCTCGGTGCGGGTCACACCACCATTGGTTTCCCAGTGGAGAGTCTCAACATTGTCCTCGGTCAGCGCGGCCTCACCGGAAACGCAAGTCATCTCGCCCATCGGCTTCGTGTAAATGTGGAATCGCGTTGAATGCGTGAGAGGTTTCACCGGCCTCCACCTAGTAGCACCCTCAACGGGGGTGCGGGAATGCACAATAACAGGATCATGTGCGAGATCATCCACAAACTGGTCCCAAATAGTCCTCTTCGACGCGTCCTCCCCAATGAACTCGTCAACGTCCAGCTCGACGCCGCTCCGCCTCATAGCAACCGTCATGACGCCAACCTTCGACCCGCCAGACGACACTACCAGAGTCGAAAACTCATCCTCGTCAACATGGAGACCGTGCTCATCGGCCAGGGTGAGAATGCGATCGTAAATCTTAGCAATACCCACCATGGAAGCCAGTCCCTCGTTAACGGAACGACGGTCGTAAGGAAATTCGGAGAGGTAGGCGGGCACAAGGCGATCGGACAGAAGAATGTCCTCCCTGCCCATTATCTGCATTGTGCCGTCAAACCAAACGCCCCGCGACCAATTCGTGACGTCGACGGTGAAATGCGCGTCATAAAACATTGCGATCTTTCCTCTTCCTCGGTGTTTGTGCTGTCAGGATTGCGGGGGGTTACCGTACCCCCAACGCACCCCACAGGGTCCAAACGACCGCCACGATGCCCAGCGTGCCGACGACCGCGAAGCATGATGCGGTCAGGTAGATGACGGCGGCGAGGATGATTTCGCTGCTCCGCTTCAAAGGGCGGCGGGTCGCGGCGTTGGTGCGCCTCGGTGCCGCGTGCCTCATGCTCATGATGTCTACTCTTTCTCCGTGGTGGTCTTGATTGTGTTGCGGGGCGCTGTCTTGCTCCCGATGGCCTTAACTCTAGGGCCACGATGCCCGCCCGTCCACCCTCCCGGGGTGAGACGTCCGCCACACTCCGGAGTGTTGGTTCACGACGTCGTCAACCCACCGCCCCAGAACGTCACAAAAGGCGGGTAGCGGCGGGCCACAGACGGCCGTATTCTCCGTCCCGTGCGGTCACGGACGGAGAATACGATGCCAGTCCAGTGGAAGATACTCACCAGGCCTCGAGAAGTGGGCGCCCCAACTCACACGTACCGGTTCGAGTTAGCCTCTGTCACGTCGTCTCAGATGACGTCAATGTCGTTCTCCTCCAACACACTCCCAATCTCCTCAATATTCTCCACATTCACGCCGGCAACGCTGATGCCGCACTCGATCTCGCCGTCACTGTGCTCAATGATTTCAAGCTCAAGCGCGACGCGGTCCAAACCAAAAATGATTTGCCTGCCCAATAGTGCGATGGGGCGCGTGTCCACGTATCCGACGGTACGGAGAATGTCGAGGGCGCGGAACATCATGTCAGCGCCACGCCCGACGGCGGCGAGAAGTGCCGTCAAATGCTCCGGCGTCTCTTTTTTGTCTGCGACGTTCATCGTGTAGTCTGTGCCGTCCACGTGCTCGATCAGAATCATGAGGCGCGCCGGAGAGTCTGCCGACGGCTTCGCAAGCCTACTCACGTCCATGCGTTGAATGAGCATTCCCTCATCTAGCGTGTTGCCCATTGCGTGTTCTCTCTTTCCTCGTGCACCGACCTTCGGTGGTGTGTCTACTGTAGAATGGCGGGGTGTGGTGCTGTCAACCCACAGCGTGTGTGAGATGCGCCTCAGTGGACTCTGCACCCATAGACTTGCACTGCCGCCCCATCCGTGTCATCCTAGGGGCATGGATACCTCAACTACTCCGCGCATCTCACTCAAACTCGAGCCCGAGACCATGATGGCCCTCATACTCCGCTACGTCGAAGACAATGAGGGGGCCGCCGACCAGTATCTGCGTGCGATGCTGCGACTCTTCATGTTCCACCTCTACCCCGACGAGGGGTTCCAGCTGGTGCGCGACTTTGCCGCCGAGTCCACGAACGACATCCGGAACTTCGAGGGGGTGGAGGCGGCGAGCCGGATCAACGTCGCGCTGCGGCGGCTGATCGACCGTGTCGAGGCCGACGAGGGGTTCGTGGCCGAGCTGGCCGAGCTGGCCGACTGACCCGACCGTCCCGAGGCTCACGAGGCCCTACCTTCGACGAGGAGGTGGGGCCTCGTCATGTGTGGTGCGTCAGCTGTAGAAATGCGGTGTGTGATGGGTGTGTGGTGCCGGTCCCACCCGTGCCAACCTCTCACAGTTTCTGTTAACCTCCCGTTCATCTTGTTCACCTCCCGTTTACTTTCTACGCATGTGGGTTGTTTGCTAGCAACTGGCTTTCCAAGGTGAAGACTCCTTTGTGTTACCACAATGTTTGTGTATATCACACACCCCCCCCCTCTTGCAACAAGACTTCCTGCCGGAAGGCTTTCGTTGGTATTACAGTGAATAGTCCTGTTGCAGTTCATATATGGCACGTGTTCGACTTTGTGTGTTTTCCACATATGATACGCTCGACTAGACGAATCGTCGAAGACGATCTGCGGCGCAGCCGCTGAGGAGCCCTAGCGACGCAAGCGAGCGTCGGCGCCGCAGGGTGTTTTCGAAGAGCTCGCCGCCGTGTTGGGCCCAACCTATACTCTTAAAAGAGTACTAGAATTAGACACTGTCTAACGTGACTAGACAGTGTCTATTTTTGTTAGACAGTGTCTAATTAGAGCATGTGTGTTATGACGTAATCAAGGGTGCACGGTGTTCAAAGGGGAATGCTGTGATCGTTAACAGCGAACAGTGTGTGGTGGAGACAACAGACAGTGGGGTGTGATAAAGAAACACGCACCGCATCAAGTAGACAAACCAAAAAACAATAGGGCGCGCGCCGTGTTACGTGCGTGCTCGCAGGGCTGCGCGCGCACTACACGGCACACGCCAACCCAAAACAAAGAAAGAAAAGCGAGAAGAGAAAGAGAGAACAAGAGAACAAGAGAACGAGAGAACAAAAGAGTAGTGTTAGACGGTGGAGGCGCTCGTCTCGCTGACGCTGCGACGCGCCACCACCTAACACAAACACGAAGAGAAAAAAACAAAGAGGAGAGAAGAACAACGATGAGCAGAACAAGCACCAGAGAACACAAACAATTCAGAAAACAAGTACTCGCACGAGCCCAAGCCATGGGCATCACACACTGCCCAGCATGCGGAACCAAACTCCAATACCACAATGATGGACAACGCAAACCCAACTCAGCTGAGGCAGACCACATAATCCCAGCATCACTAGGCGGAACCAACCACCCAGACAACGGACGAGTCCTCTGCGCCAAATGCAACAGCAGACGCGGCAACGGACGAGGAGGCAAAGGCAGAGCACGCCACTACCAGAAAAACGAAGACGAACGAGACAGACTACCCATCGCAGTCATGCCCACCGAACACTCCGACACATGGTGAACCCCCACCGCCATTCCAACACAGAGAAAGGCGGAAGAAGAAGAGGAAAGGCGGGGCACAGAAAGAAGACAAGACAGACAAGACACACGAGGAACACAATGGTGTTCGGGGATAACGTGCGTGCTCGCAGGGCTGCGCGCGCACTACCCCGAACACCAACACGAAGAAGAAGAAGAAAAGAAACAGGAAAACAGATAACGAGAACCTCACCCCCCGCACCACCACCGCCATTCCACAACACACCCCACAGCACGACAAGACAACACAAGACACGCACTACCACCACAACAAAGATGGCGCACAGACAGCAGACGCCATCACACTGAAGCGCACACACTACACACACCATCACACCACCACTCTTCCACCCAACACAAACCATCACCGCCGCCCCACAAAGACACACACCTAAACCAACAATGCTGTGACAGCGAACACAACAAAGGGAATGGGGGGGAACAGAACGAGACACACTTCTACACACCACCACACACCCCGCCATTCATAACACGCACCGCCTTCCCCATCTCGCATTGCATCATGCCACCACACACACAACACAAAGAGAGCAGAACAACACAAGGGAAAGCAAGGCGACACAAGGTGCCGGACCCAACACGAACACGGGACACCACAACATACACCACACCCGCCATTCAACACGGCCACCAAGCAAACGTGAGGGGGACGCCAATACTAAACAAGGGGGACACCAACACGCAGACTGGAGGGACAGCACTACAGCACCCGCCCTTCCATTGCTATGCCACCCCACCTCGTCATGCCACCCCACCATCCACACGCCCCCACCCACCACCACTGCGAGGGGGGAGCAGACGCAGGATACCCCACCACACGAACACCACACACACCGCACCACACCACACACCACACACCCAGCAACGAACAGTAGCACGACACGACCGCAGTACTCGGCGGCACTGCAGCGGGATGAGTAGGGTACGAGCCACACGCACCGGACAGTGCAGGCCGATAGCAGCACACACCACCGCCATTCCACAACAGCACACAGACGAGAAGGATGGACACCATCCACTCACGATCACACTGTTCACGTTCACATGATCAACGAACGATCATGATCAACGTTGATCAATGATCATCGTTCAATGATTGATCGACGAACAATGAACAATGAACATCATGATAATCAACGATGAACATGATCAACATGATGAACATCATGATGAACACGACGACGATGATGTGATGCATGACATGCATACCAATACCACACACCATGCACGGTGCCAACGCATGCCGCAAAGGCAACACGCAACGCATGAACGCACAAACGCACAAAAATGCATAAAAACAAAAGAAATGTTACAAAAAATGCAAAAACATTCAAAGGCGTAAAACAACAATGGCGTTCAAAAAACCATGGGCACAAAACGAGACGAACACAAAGGGGGCCCCATAGGAGTAAGGGATCCCTTAAAGCAGGACCCACGTCACACAAACAGGACGGAGACCAGGCAAAACGAGACACACACCACACAATTCGTGTGATGGGGGCCACTCCCCCTCCCCCATCCGGCCGCGAACACCCCGAAGGTCTGCCCATCCCTCCCTGCTTGTGGAAAACCCTGTGGATAACTCCAGTAACCCAGATCACAATGTGACCGTCGTCATGTGGAAAACTCCCAAACCTGTGGAAAACCCTGTGGAAAACTCCCCCATTTGAGGGCCACTTGTGGAAAACCCTGTGGAAAACTCCCCCAAACATGACCCGTATCGCAGCATATAATAGGAAACATGACAACCCACACAAACACCACAATCACCGTC